ACAGAAGAACCCAAGAGTCAACTCTCACCTTGCCATCGGATTTTGTCCGCTGGCTCTTGGATTCTTACTTTCTGCCTACAGCTTTCGCTTTCGTTCTCTCATGGCGAACTCATACCTCCCGAGAGCTAAGAAGGTACGGAAAATCGAGATTGGGTTCAGGCTCTCGCAGTCCTGGTGAAGTCTCGCACGCCTTCACAAAGCGGTTCTTTATACTCGGTCATGCAAATTTAAAGACTCGATGTAACGAGTTTGCGCACCTTTACCGAGTTCCCTCCGGATCTTCTGGGCCTGAGCCTGCTCTGCCGTCGTCATCTTTGATTTTATAAGGTCTGAATGCTTTTGACGGAGAGTTCCCCCACTTAAAGCTGAGGTGCGCGATCCCCCCAAGCTAGGGAGGAGGTGTTTGCCGAAGGATTTTACCCTTTTGTCATTTAACAAGCTAGACGCAACTTCGCGATCGCTGGGGTAAACACCTGGCAAACCTAGCACTGTCTCAGTGTTTGGAATTGAAGTGAGGATGGAAGTCCGGGTTGGCGAAGGAGGGCTGGCGCATTCCATTCCATCAGAGGAATATTCTTCTTCATTAACAGGATCCGCATCTACTTGGATCCACTCAGCCACTCCTCGCGGGGCTCTATTTGTGGAGTCTGTGAGCCCACCCAAATCCCGTACAATTTGGTGCATAGGCGTAGATGCCTCGGGAATTTGGGATTTTGTTATGTGGTCGCCCTGGCTGCCTGTTGAATCTTCACCGAATTTAATCAGAGGCGGACCACCGAGCCCAGATGTCTCGGACGGCTCTTCGGCCGGAGTTTGTTCAGCCAGTTGTCTTTCTGGCTCGGGCATTGACCACGTCATAACCCCCTTACGTGGCTTTATACTCTGTGGTGCCCTCCCTGTAGGGTTGTCCTCATCGATGGAAATTGAAACAGCTCCCCATTCGCAGTATTTATCAGTATAATTACCGTATGAAACGGTGTAATTATACGAACTGTCTTTTTGGATGGGGGGGGGATAAATCCGCCAGCTGCCTCCATCATCATCACATTCTAATTCAAATGAGGCATACCAATCTACTTCCACTGCCCGCGCTTTGTCAAATTGTTTGCCATTCATAGTCGCGTCGGGGTGGCCAGCAACAAAGGATGTGTTTGATTGATAATTCTTGATATTGCATCCTTTGTGATTACCAACATTCCAACCTCGCTGGGACACATCATAAGCTATATTTCCAAGCCAACTGCCATCAAGATCGCCGCCAATGTGTTTGACGACGAACTCACCGTCGGCTTCAAGGTAAACATGAAATTTACCTTTACTCGCTGGTACTTCGAAGTATGTTTCCATACATCGTCTGTCATTCCTGGAGTAACCAGCTTGGAGTTCAACTTTGTCCCATTTCTCGTCTTCCCACCGATACATGGATACATAATTCAACGGCCGGAAATCGATATTCCTGTAATTCTGTGCCGTTTGTATCTTGCTCTGGGGGTTACCCTCATATCCCCAAAACCGAGCTCCTTTACAGGGAGTTGGCTCAGGGGGGGGCCCAGGTGGGGGTGGAGGTGGTGTTGGTGCTGGGGGGGGGGAGGCGCCGTCTACCTATTTCGGGTTCTGGACTTGACACCTGATGGTGATTCTAAAAGAGCCCGCCGTTGAGGAACTTCCGTTTCCTTTGTAAAGGATTCGGAACTGATCCTCTGTGGCGTCGTGCCATTCCATCCCGTTAATGAACTTAGCGCTCCATGTTCGTGATCCACTCTTTGTGATACCGAATTTATTAACCGTGGATTGGAGGGAGCTAAGTTTGCAATGGGGGTCCAACTCATAAGAGATGGAACCGGAGGACGTGGAAGAGGCCTCGGAGATGAACTCCAACTTAACCATTGAGATTTTATACTCATGGTAGGCCTTGAGTATTCCAGAGCTGAATGCTGGGCTGTCTGATAAAGACGGCCCGAACGTGATTGCTCCAGAGGAACTGCCCGTGAGATTGTCTTTGCTGAATACGAATGTTTCGCCTTGGCTTGTTCCTCTAGCTCTGCCTCCTCGAGAAGGGCGTCGACCGTTTCGTCGTCGTCGTCTTCCGCGCTGTGGAGCCCCAGGGGCTTGGACCACAACCACGCGGTTGCCTTTTGCATTGCGCCGGCTATTCCTTCTCCTTCTTCCCATGCCATTTCGATTTCTAACCACGACCGTATTCATTAACTATCGATTGCACGTGTTTAGAAATCTTTAGGTAGATCAAATATAGGCCAAGTGCTGAAATTGGTACAGCTATCAGGAAGCCCGAAGTAAATCCTGCTAAAAACTTGAAATCTGGTTGGCCTATGTTGTAGTTGACTTTAACTTCCGGCAATTGCAACAACGTATTTCCGGCTAGTTATGAGTGCGCGCTTTTGTTTAAACTTTTTGTGCCTCGACTGGAGCGAGGCACTGCGCGACGAGTGAAGCAGCTTCAGGTACATGACGCAGTTCATTTAGAACTGAGTAACAGGCAGTCAAATAATTGATTGTGACCTGAATGCTGGACATCCCCGGGAAGATCTCATATCCATGTATGAGCTTGTAAAGCATTTTCCCTATATTCGTGGGGATGGCGAGGCTCGAACTTTTGAACTCATGAGAACAAAATTCCAGTTTGTCAGAGACCTCGACTTTGAGTCCGTATTGCTCATATAATGGGATTATCGTATCAGCGGACTCAAGGGCGTCATCGCCCATAGCTATGGCCCAGGACGCACCAGCATAAATAGAGAGCATCACTCTAACTCTTGAGTTAGTGGAGCTGGTGTTATAGGAGCCCGATTTCTGTATACCGGGGAACTCCTGGGCTAGCAAAGTCCCATCGGACAGGCATATCACAGAGTTCGATATGCACTTCAACCAGCATGCGCGAAGGCGCCTGGTGAGCTCGTTGTTGTTGATGGTGAGGTTGTTCCTGACCTCCATATCATCCTCGAGCATCCACGATGAGACGCTCCAGTCAAAGCCGGAGCAATCTGTTGGGACAACTGTTCGGTGCCAGTGCTTAATAAAGTCCTCAACAGACTCGCGGTATTCAGTATTTTCCGCGAGATTATGAACGAAGTCCAGGACCTGTTCATCGGTGGATAATCCCAAACCGGGTTTGGAGGGGATCGCTCTCCACAAAGCGATCTCACTCTTGTTTTGATTTTGAAACAAAACCCGGGCTACCAATTGGTCAACGATTGACACAGACATAATGAGGCGGTAGCGGCCTTCTTTGAGCTTGCTCGACTTGTGCGGTTCGCCCTTGATAAACGTCCTGATAGGGTCGCACAGTCCATTCTGAACGAGCTCTTCTGGGGTCATATCATCGAACCTCGTTTCCGACATCTTCTTTAGTCGGTCGAAAACAAGTCGCGAGAGGATCGGCAACAGAGCCTGATCATTGACCCAGGAACCCAGGGTGGGCCTACCGTATGCGATGTAGGGCACTCCAACACCTGCTTCCAAAGAAAGGGAAGGGAGGCAATCCTTCAGATCTTCAACGAGACCTTCCCATTTGAGCTCGCCAGAGCGAGAGCAAGCCGGAGCTACAGATTTAACTTTAGAATAGCGCTCCGTTGCTATTCTAATGACGCGCTCCCTCTCGCTCGGATAAGGAACTTTGGCTGACGAGGCGCGTTCTCGCCAGCGAGCGGCTTGAAGTTTCAAGCTTTTTAATTCGGCCCCTGGGCCGAATTCCGGCCAGCCGTAGCCGGCTGTCGCCTCACCCAGTGAGGGATTGTCCCGGGTGAGCGTCTTGCCCCATTCTGTCTCTCCCTTCTGGCGGGAGAAGTAGTATCTCGGTAAGGTTCCGCAGTGACGGAACCCGGGGACTTGCGGTGCAGGGGCACGTACTTCCCAGTCGTATTCGTTTTGGAAGTACCTTCTGAAATTGTCGGCTTCGGTGCCCCGCGACTCCCACGCCGGTACTGTTCGGCTTTCATCTTTTTCTGGTTGTCGAAGAGCCGGGCAGCAAGAATCTGAGCTGCCTCGTGTTGGATCGCCAGGGTGTCCACATTGGCCACCATCTGGTCCACAACTTTCTCGAGGCTCTTCGCAGCATCGAACGTGGGGGCGTTGTTGTAGCAGTCGACCCTGCTCTCGGCGTTTCCCGAAATGTTGCATCTTATATCTCCAACAACCACGGCCGGTTCGCGGGTGTTCGCAACTGGATGAGATGGTTCAGCCTTTTCCGCTTTTCGGAAGGAAGGCAACGCATCTTGAAAGTCCATCTCATCATCGGACGGTAAATCCGCCCAATCAACCCCTGTCTTTGATTTAAAGTTTTTCATTTGCAGGTATTCTTCCTCTAGTTTTTGGAAGAAATCTTCATTGTTGAAGATTTTCCCGCGTGGAGCGGTTGTTTCCAAACGTCGCTCCGGGGTTGTTAATCCGGGAATTGCGGGGATGGGGTTCATCACATTAAAGTTTTCAAAATAGGAACCTCCACCATAGAGGACCCCCAGGATATGCTTTCCATTGTAAAAGGGGGATCCACTGTGTCCGCAAACGGAGTTGCTCAGGACTGCAACTCCGTTTTTGACGTCACCAACAAGGCGGGCATTTGACATGTGCCATTCGCCGTCTATTAAATGAAATGTTGATGCGTCACAGGTGGCCAAACGATCAATCGCCACCATTGATGCGGGCTTACAGCCGAGGTAAGACCGCGCGTGCTTGGGGGCTCGCAACAGGATTAGGTCAATAGATTCCCAATCCCCAAGCACTTCTAAATCAGCGCAGGCAATAAAGTTCTTAGTCTTGGGAGAATGGATCTCACCAAGGTCATCATCAATGACGTGCCTTGCGGTGATGAAAGCCTCAACATATGTGCCGTCTGCGTTTTTCATGTGGGTTTGAACGAACCCGCAGTAACCGGCATGCTCCTTTGTAATGCGATTCCGGACGGGCAGGGCTGAGGAGGAAGGGGGAGCCATTTTAATTTCAAAGCTTTTCCACCCTTCAGTGGCTTTTTCAAGCTTCCTCCCAAAAGAGTTTCCTAAGAGCCGAGCCAAAGTCCAGGTCAGGATGCGTTTCACCGGTAATAAAGGCGAAAATAGCATCCGTAAAAATGCAAGGCAAGCAGTCCCACAAAGGATCCTGAACCCCTTCACCAATAAATTTGTGAAGAAGAACAGGAAAATCAAGGTAAGCGTGTGTGGGAAGATATTCAGCAAAGCCCAAGTAAGGCCGGAGAGAATGGCCGAGATCACAGAGATCCACAGCGTTATTATCACCTCGAGCCAGGCTTTGAAGGCGCGGAACGCGTATGCTTGAATGCTGCCTTTGCATAACGCCCAGAACACAAGAAATGTATCTAGGGCCACGGATACAACACTCTTGAAATCCAAGAGGATTTTGTTCGATAGTGAGGTCAATATATCCGTGTAGGAGCTCTCTGCTATTAATTGGTTCAAGTCGAGCTCGCCCGGCTCCTCGCAAAAGAAACCAAAATTCTCTTTGATTTCTTTCCAGTCCGTATGAAATGGAAGTTCCAGTACGGACAGCCCATCGTAAGACAGGTTGTAGGTAGGTCCTGGGTAAAGCGCCTGCGCGCTTTCTGGCTCGACTTCGGGCCAGCAGAGGGTTGAGGCAGAGAGGCAAAAGAAAAATAACACAACGAATTGCATATTCTTCATTGAATGTTGTGTTTAAAAGTGCTGCTTCGGAGAAATATTCTTCGCAGTTGATCAAAAAGTACACGAAGCAGGACAGCCTCTCAACAAAAGAGTCAGATTCGAATGTCAATCGAATAGATGAATCAGTGTTTATACGCAGATTCATAAAACACCCGGAAAACTCGACGGTGTGTTTTCTTCCTGACCTTTTGT